TTTTAAAATGGAAAAATTTTTAAATCTTGACGCCCGCCCTTCTTCTGAAGCAAGCCGTGTTCAAGATGGACTTTCAGGTTGGATGTATTCGCCTGAAGTCCCCCAAAATGAATTAGTGGATAGCGCCACTAAAAATGAATCAACGGATCGCGCCGTTGAACCCTCTTTTGAGTTTGAAATCAATCCGATTGATACTTCGAATTTAATTCCCCTTCCCCTTTCTTCTGGTGTCAGCTCCACTGTTGAGGATAATGATGGTAATTGTACTTTCAATATACCTGTTCATTATATCTCCAACAGCTTTTGCTCTCATTCCGGGAGAAACAAATCCCCCACCAAATGCCCTTGCATGATGTCTCTCAAGCATGGTCATAAGTGGGCTCTTTCTCATTCTCATTTTATGGACATTTGTGCCATAAATCAAGAGATGAATCTGGCTTTCGCCCTTTCAACTGATAAACCTCTCCCTTCCTACCAGTCTCATTTCGTTACTATCGTTGCTTTATCCACTAGAGACAAGATGATAGTGAACACCTCCTCCATTGTTTCCGATCAAACTTTCTTCAAAAATCTTTATGAACTCCGTGAGCATTACGGTGTTTATAAGGATTTCGGTTACAAAAACGCTTTCGCCTCTGCCGAAGCCCCAGAAGACTCTCCTTCATTCTTCTGTCGGGTTTTCGATTCAATCAAAAAGCTTTCTTCTACTGCCTTCTCAACGGCTTCCTCTTTCATCAATAATTGTTTTGATACTTTTGTAAGTGGTATCTTTTCAATTGTTGGTTTTGTCTCCGAAAAAGTAGAAAAACTCCTTCAAAAACTTCTCTCTTATCTTCGAGATAAATTCCTCTCATGGTTAGATCCCATTGGTTATTTTACCAAGAAGGCTCTTAAGGCTCCAGGAAGATTAATACTAGCATCTTGTGTTATCATCCTAGTCTGCATCATCGTTGACATGATTGGAATTTTGACTTATAAACTCTGTGCTTCCTTGATTGACAAACTTGTCACTGCTTTCCGAGGTTCTCATATTAGTGCTCAAGGCCCCCCTTCTCCAACAGCTGGTCTTGTGACTTTAGTGTGCCTCATTCTTGGCCTATCTACAGGTTCTTTCGATCTTATAACAGCAAGAGCAAGGAAATTTTCGATCCTTGTAACTGCTGGTATATCTGCTTCCGTTTTCGCATCATCAATTTTCCTTATTCTCCCTGTTGTGGTCCAAACTGCCATCAAGGAAAAATTCGGAACTGAAAAGGAGAAAGCGGATAATGCCATAGAAGATTGGATTGTCCACGCCCAAGCTATTCTACAACTCTCTCGTGTTTCCAGCGTTATAATTTCAGACGAGTATTTCTCTCAACTCAATGAACTTATAAGCGAAGCAAACGTTCTTGCTCCAAAGGTTAGAATTTCAACCAATGGACACATCTTCGTTCGCCACTTGATTCGCCTTCAAGACGTTGGAAGGATAGTCACAGCTTATCGATGTGGTAAGACCTCTCGTGATTATCCCTTTAGCATTCATCTTTATGGTGAACCAGGTGTTGGAAAAACTTTTCTTTCTACTCGATTCGCATTAGATCTTTTTAATGTGAAAGCCTATGAACTCTACACCCGCCCTATTTCTTCTGAATTTTGGGACGGTTTCTTTGGTGCTAAGGTCGTTCTTTACGACGAATTCTTGATTGGTCCTAAAGAAAAAGTCTCAAGATGTGCGACTGAGTATTTAGAGCTAGTTTCCACTAAAGATTTCAAGCCTCCCTGTGCTTCTGTCGAAGATCCTTCTGTTGGAATCAAAGGCACGGTTGCGGAGCCTCGTGGTGTTATCACTATCAACAATAACGGTTATTTTAACCTGACTTCTGTTGGTATTGACAATGACGCGATCCACCGCCGCCGTGACTTTGTAATCCACGCCAAGATGAATCCTAAGTTTAAACATATCAACCAATCTAATTCTATTGATATGACTCAATTAACTCAGGACGAAATCGAAGCGAAAGTTTGGGTTGTTTTCGACATCTATCCCCCTAATGCTTCTTCTAGGCCTTTTGCCAATGACTTCACTTACGCCCAGCTCGTTGCCTTCTCTCAAAGCCGTCTTGAAACTCACGAACAAGTTTGCAAGAGTCTCAGAGACACTGAAAATGCATCACTTGAATCAACTCGTACCCCTTCTGAACGTATTTCTGACGTTCTTAGAGAATTGCGAGGTGTTCCAAATGAGCCTTTAAGTGTGTTTGATTCTATTGTTCAAGCTTTTGGTGATTTTAAAGATTCTTTTACTGACTTCTTTGGAACCTTCAAAAGTGAAGGACCTTCAGAAGAAGATGAATGGACTCCCGTCAAAAGTCGAAAGGGTAAGAAGCCTGTCAAGAAGAAAAATGCTGGTCCCGGTCTTTTGCCTCTTCCTAATATTCCTCCTACAACTCCCTTGGAGACTATTCGCCTCACTAAGAAAAAGTTTAAAAAATCTCTGCAAGCTGCCCAGGCCGTCAATCTTGAAAGAGTTCACCAAGATAGACCCTCTTCTCCTGTTCAAATTTGTCCTCCCTCTTATCCCAAGGCTAAAGATCCTTTTTCAATCCCGGAAGTTATCGTGACTCCTCCTTCACGATCATCATCTGTTCCTCCTTATGATAGGAGCTTGAATCCTTTTGCAATGAATCCCTTCTCTTCTGATTCAGAACAAGAGGTCTTTAAGAACCGCTGTCATCTCTCCTTCCCTCCTTGTAAAGCCCTTGCCATTGAGCAACCCAGCACTAGCCAAAAAATGGACGATCGGTCTAGTGTTGATTACTCAAATGCCACTGTCAAAAATTTCCTCCTTCTCAAGTCAAAATGTCTTACTACAAGGATTAAGGTTGTTCACGAAGACTATATTTCCAAGATAGTTAATCTCCGTAAGCAATCTGAATCCTCCTCTCTTGTAGAAGACATAGACAAATTCCTTTCATTAAGTTCTAGAGACTCTGATGGAAATCTTCTTGACGAAAGCTTTTATTCAAAAGCCAAAAATCACGAAGGTTTTTATTATGACCACAATCAGATGGACTATATTTCTGATATAGCTCATTCGAATGTCAACCCTGCGTACGAACATCGGCATCGTTGCATGGGTTCAATCTCTGAACTTCAATGGAAAGAAAAAGATGGAGTCCTTCATCCTGTTCTTGATCACGCTACACAAAGACAAGCTTCTAAAATTGTCCCTTGCCCGATGGAATTCTCTCACTCACACTCTTTCACGGAGAACAATCACAAACTTCTGTGTGCAAAATGCACTGTTCCGACCTATCAACTTATCTCTAACCCTCCAAGTGGTAATAATCATCCCATCAATCTCCTTCCTGATAATTATGATTATGACTACATGGGGGCTCCTCCTGATTTCAAAGAGCATATGAACTCCCTCTATCTTGATCTCTTTGTCAAAGATTTTCAACTTCTTTGGAAGTCACCTCTTGTCTTAATTGAAGACGAATCTCATTTCCTTTCTTGCCAAAGTCCTTCTGCGGCTTTTTGGGCTTCTGTCAAAACAGTTGGTGCGGTAACAACTTTCTTTGTTTTGTTATATGCTGTTCGACGAGTCTTCCGAAAGGAAGAAGATCATCAAGAGATTTGTTTCTCTGAAGCTCAAAATAGTCCGGGTGATTATAGGGATCAAAAGACTTCTACTCAATCTAAGAAGTCATACAGATTTTCAAGACCTAATGCTCAAGGTTCAGTTAGTGAACTCTTGGTTTTTAGCATTGGTAATAAGAAGATGTATGGCCTCCCAATTAAAGGAAGAACTTTTGTAACCTATTATCACTCCCTTCTCGACGAAGATGGAAAGCTCCTCCCAGAAGGCACTAAAATGACAATCCACTGGGGTAACAAACCTGTAGAGATATCACTTAATTATGATACTCTAAAGGTTTGTGAAAACGTGGATCTTGTTTTTGTGTCTGTTCACAATCGTGATCTTCAACTCTTCCCAAACAATTCTCGACGCTTTTGGAGCGATGTTGAGGCTAGTTCTTTCACTTCTACTACAGGCATCTTTGACTCTCCAGATCATTTGAGTTACGTCTCCATCAGAAGCTCAGAAAAAGGCTCTTATAACTTTAATAAGAGAATTTTCAATGTCGGCAGATGTCTAATCTATTCATGTAAGACAGCAAAAGGTGATTGTGGAACTCCAATAAAATCCAATGGAAACTTCTATCCTGGTAAAATCCTTGGCATTCATGTTGCAGGCGGTAATAATGGACATACCAATTTTGGTTTAGCCACTATTATAACCCGTGACATGATCAAGGAAGTCCTTGAAGAAGATTCTTTTGAGTCTTTTGATAACACCTTCATGTCCGGGGAAGGTCCAATTTCAGACTGTACAGGTCCAAACCTCGTTATGATTGAAAAATTGCCCTTCTCTGAGACAGTTCACATTCCACGAACATCCAAGCTTAAGCAATCTTGCCTGAGTCCTATCCTCACATTCCCTCCTAAGAAGAAGAAGCCCATCATGAGTTCTCTTGACCCCCGTGCTCATGGTGATCCCCTTGTCAATATGCTTCAAGATTCTCTTCAGATTGAACACAATGAAGTTGATCAAAAAGCAGTTGACGAAGTCGCCCAATCTTTGCTTTCTAATTTACAACAAAATCTAGAATGGCCTATCGGTAAACGGCGCTTGACTTTCGAAGAAGCATTATCAGGAATCCCTGGTAAACTTGCTTCAATGAAAACAAGCACTTCCCCCGGTTGGCCATACTGTAAAATTGTGACTAAGAAAGGAAAGACTTCTCTCTTTTCTTTTGATGCTAATGGTAACTTGGTTTTTGATGAAGGCTTTAAAACCGTTTGTGAAAGTTATCTCCAAAACCTGGAATCAGGCGAAGAAGATATTCATGAACGTTTTGTAGCTTATTTGAAAGACGAGTTGATATCAGAATCAAAAGAAAAAGAGGGTCGAGTTCGGATAATCTATTGTGCTAATGTTGTTGCCAATGTTGCTTATCGTATGCTATATGGATCTGTTTTATGTGCTTTTAATAACGGCCATCAGACAACAGCTTCAGCTGTAGGTCTAAATCAATATTCTATTGATATGGACCTGATTTATAAATACTTAAGTGACGTTGGTGATAAGTTTATCGCAGGAGATTACAAGAACTTTGATAAGCGAATTCACCCCCAATTCCAGCGAGCCGCTTACCAAATTATCGGTGCTATCTCCGATGGTTTGGCCTCTAAGGAGACCTTTTATCGTTTCTATGAACATCAGTGTTTCGCTCCCGCCCAATTTCTTGACTCATTAGTTCATTTCCGGATCACCCATTTTTCAGGTTGTTTTTACACAACTATCGTGAACAATTTGATAAACGAACTATATAGTCGCTTCTTTTTCCGACAGCTTGCTCCAAAACTTTTCTACGAAGAACACTTCCGCTCCAAAGTTACTGGTGATGATCACATTTTCTGCATTTCTGATCAAGCCAGTGAATTCATTTCTCCCTTTAAAATCCGAGACGTCCTTTCTCAAATCGGACAAATTTATACGTCTGATAAGAAAGATTGTGATTTGGAGGACAGCTATAGAACATTCGAAGAGGTGACATTCTTGGGAGCTCATCCAAGACTTATTGATAATAAGTATGTTGGAGCTCTTAAGAAAGCCACTATTGAAGAATGTCTTCACTGGACTCGAAATGACAACATGACGATCCGTTCGGAAGCTATCGCTGTTTTGGAGATGGCCTCTTTATGGGATGAGGATTATTACAATTTCATTTTAAAAGAAATAAATAATTCTCTTTCCATGTGTTTGATCGACAAGATCGAAGACAAAGGCTATCTCGCAACCCAGCGTGTAGTTTCTCTACGCTCGGCATCCTCGGACTCTCACTTCACTTTTCAAGCTCAAGGGCCGCCAGGAACGAATGAACACTCTCTTGTTCAGGTGAATGCTAGACATTTAGTTTCTTCTACTCATCAGGGATCATCTGAACCTTCACTTCTAGCTTTAAAGGCTGTTAATGAAGGTAAGATGGATCTTGAATTTGGAACGAACTCTTTGGTCTATAGAAAGGAATTTGAGTGGAAGCCGTCTGATCCTGTTGGAATCCCTATAGCTAAGATTGACGTTCCATTCGGTCTCTTGGCTCTTGGTGAACCAGAAAATGTGCAAAACATGGGTTTTGACAGGTTTGTCTTCTGGCATGGTGATGTAAGTGTTTATTTCCAAGTTAATGGAATGCAATTCCAACAAGGTTTATTAAACGCTCATTTTGTCCCGCTAGACGACAATCCTCGAGAGCTCGCGAACTTGACTTCAATGATTCATGTAAAGATGGAACCAAAACAGAATGCCACTTACCATATAACGATTCCTTATCGATATATGCGTTCTGTTATGAACACCTTTGCTAGAACTGAAGAAAGTTTGGGAACTCTTTTTGTCACTCCCATGGCACAGCTTATCAGTGGTAGCGATGCTCCTGATCTTTCTGTTCCAATAACGATCTACTCCTCCTTCCCAAATTCTAAATTCACTATTCCCCGACCTTTGAATTCTTCTGTGGTTGAGACAAAGAAAAAGACTTTTTACGACACAAAAGGTGTAACTTTTGAAGCTCAAGGCAATTCGTCATCCACGAACATTTCGAATACTTATTCCAATGTTAGTGGAACGATGCCTATACAGGGTATTGAAAATGTTGGAAAATCGGATGCTACGCAAGACATCTCTCCAGATGTCGATCTTAGTATCCCGATGCCACTTGACAATCCCCCTTTGAGTTCAGGAGCTATACCCGTTGAACAGAGTTTTCCTGGTTTTGCAGCATCTTATGGAATTCGCCCAACACGTGATTTACAACTATTTCCCTCTGCACTTGAAAAACAGCACATTGGTAGTTTTACACCTGAAGAGTCGAAATTCGCTTTTATCCTTGGACAAGAGTGTCTTTTGACTACAATCAGGTTGAGAACTTCAGATGTTGCTGGAAAGTTGCTTTGGGAAATTGATCTAAACACACGATTGGGAGTATCCGAAGGTTCTGGAAAACCAATAAACTTGATTGCTCTTAATAAGTTCTTTTTCTGGCATTGCGACATAGAATTTAACTTTGTCGGTGTCACAACTACATTTCACACTACACGTCTTCAATCCGTCGTCTCTTATGCAACTCCTCGATCCCCCGCCAACATGAGGAACGTCGCATTTTCTTCAAACATCTTTTTCGGCCCAGAGAATGGTGAAAACAACGCTGCCCAAAAAGTTCTTGTCCCCTTTAATGCTCAACAAGAATTTTTGAGAACGTATGAAGGAGAGGGTGTGGTCAATCCAGTTCAAGACTACTCCCTTGGGAAATTGAGTCTCTATGTCCAAAATCCCCTTGTCGCCCCTGATACAGTTTCTCCGTCCATTGACATCTTGGTTTTCGTTCGTTTTCTAAACACAAAGGTTGCCGTTCCCCGTCCTATGTCCCCTTTCTCCATGGGTGGAAATCTAGTCCCGACTGCAATAGCTTCAACGTATTACACTCAACTTCCTAATTTCCGGGTAATCGCGTCAAATCCTGGTTATGCTCATGTCAGCCACATTGAAATCCTCAACGAGACTATGACTTCCTCCCTTCCTCTAGGTTCTGAAATTCCTGTTGCTGGCCCGCCAATTCCAGTCACGATTTACGTGCGAGAGAAGACTGGATTCCCTGTTAGTTACGTTTTTCATCGAAATGTTGTTGCATTAGAGAGATTCTCTACAACAACTCGCTTCATTTTAGATTCTGAAATTGGAACTTTTACGCCCGTTAATCCTGCCCAAACATATGCCGTTTTTGGTGTAAAAAGGATTTTGTGTAAAGTTGTCCCCCTCTCAGCTCAGGGACCAATTGAAGAAACTGATGTTGCAATAGTGACTAGCGAGGAAACTGTAAGCGCTCCAGTGACAAAAGTTACTGAAACCGAAACTCCAAAAAGACATAACATCCCTTGTCGAATTGAAGATGGAGAAAAATTCCCCTTCTGTGTGACAGACGTCCATGAGATCGGACGTCGTTACGTGGAAATGAATTTGGACCCATCTGCAGGAGGATCTCTTCAACGAAACGCAGTTGTTGTCAATGCAGAACAAAATTTAACTGTTGCTAATGTTACCGTTTCCCCTGTCTCAGAATGGAGAAATTGTTATGCAGGTTGGTACGGCTCTGTTAAGTACAGGATTTTGAAAAATTTGAATGGTTCTGAAATCTCACAAGTCATGTATTCCCCTCTTTTGACTTCGAGATCAAGTACTTCAGATCTTCCAATTCCTATGATTAACGTTGCTAAGAACAATCTGTTTTCAGTAGATGGTATCCAGCCTGGAAACTCTACTAAAATTCTCACTTCTGCAACAGGGTACAACGGGCCCATCGCTCGTGAAGTTTTGTATCCAATTTCTGACACCTCTTACGTTGATGTTTCAGCACCTTGTCAAAGCCATTTTAATTTTCTCTTGACTACCATACCCCCTCTAACTTCAAATCCATCCGTTGCATTTTCTTCTGGCATAGTGTCGTACGCTTTTGCAGGTCCTGATAATCCACATCTTTTCAGTGCCTTCGGCGATGACCTACGCCTAGGAATTTTCAGACCCCCCACAACCACCAATTTCTCTTTAACTGTCTTTGAAGGCGGAGTTGGTGGATTCTATAAAACCCGCACGAATCGCCCTAATGCGGTGAGCGATGATAACACTCGTTTCAAAGCTCCGGCTGTTGATTACACACGTAATCAACAAAATGCCAAGCCTTAATAGGCGGCACCGTTTGTAGGTAATACGTATCTCCATTTCGTACGAGAAAAAACCTTCATAAATACTATAATCATAAAATTACTAAAGAAATTTAAATAATATATATATATACTATATTCTAT